TTCTTTGTGTTGGTTATATACTTCACTTCACCAGTCTGAGTACCATTGGGTAGAGTATAATCTGCACCAGAATTATTCACGATAATTGATACTGGAACATTAACACTTAACGCACCTGCACCACTCACACTTTGTGTTTTAAGAACAAGTTTAGAGTCAATCTGTACAGCACCATTACCAGATCCTTGCAATGACAATGAAGTAGTAGATTCGCCTACTGCTTTAAGTATCGGTGCAACATTGGTACGTCCACTTGTAATGCGAAGATAGTTAACTGGAGAAGAGGAGTCTGCAACAAATAATAGTTGTTCGTTACCTGCACTATCAAGTATACCATCACCGTCACCCATACGAATATTATCTATTCGTGGAGCAGTAAGTGTCTTGTTAACAAGTGTCTGTGTATGACTATTGAATGTAAACTCATCTGCGGCACCCAACAATGGGAGTGTGACTGTCCTGTCTGCGGCAAGTTCACTTACTGCAACAACATACTGGTGATTAGCACTAGTGTCGTTGATCTGAGGAGTGGTAAGAACCGCACTAGTCAGAGTCTTATTGGTGAGTGTCTGAGTTGCGGCATCCATAACCAACTGACCCGAAGCATTCGGGACATAGATTAGGTTACTAGCAGTCGGAGCAACAACACCAATTCGAGACGAGAATGATCCACCTGCGGAATCTTTAAATATAATTCCACTGGAGTCAAAGTCAATAAGAGGAGTCAGTGCATCACCGTCACCTAACTTATTGTAGATCTCGATAATGTTCTGTTCGATCTTTAATGCGGCACCGCGAAGCGTATCGCCTGTGCCATCATTCGCAATCGTTCCTCTGTTTAATACTTGTCTAGTCATCTTACTTCCCGAATATTATTACTTCTATTTATACTATTATTTACATCCCTCTTCTGATTATCTCACGCAAAGATATCTCAGAATCAGAATCGCCTACGGAGCGTATTGCTCCTCTATTTATTGTATCTGTAACTAGCAATGCAGAGTTATCAGAGTCGAACCTAGTCACAGCAGGGTTCCAAGTGAATGTCTCTTGGTCGATCAGTTCGCTAGAAGATAAGTCGAATCCACTGTACAATGTTGATCCATCACTATCATCATCCAACGTTGGACTATCTGGAGTGAGGTACTCACCAAGACTAGAATACATTCTGTCAAGGTTATCGACAGTAAGATTCTCAAGATCTGACCAATCATTACCGCGTGGAATACCTAGTGCAAGATCTGCACTATCTTGTGCCTTACCTGCGCTACTACCCAATCTAGTTCTGAATTTCAATACGGCACCTGCGTCACTTGTTATACCAAAGTCGAATAGTGCGGTGTTCTGCTCGAACGCCAGATTCTCGAATCCTGCCTGACCTTCCAATACGATTGGTGGTTTAATTGCTTCGCCCGGATCGTACTGAGCATTATCGAATCCTGCGGCACCTACGATCTGTGTAAGTCCACCAAGATACATTCCTGCGGGATGAACGATCAACTTATAGGCATCTCTCCACTGTGCGATAGATAATTCTGATCTAATCTGTACAGCAAAGGTTTGATATAATTTGTTGTCGGTGAGAAATCTAGATGATTCTGCACCTACCTTTGATTCATTTAATGTAAATATATATTGTTTAGTATACACCACATCTGGTTCAATGTCAAAGAATGTCTTGAAGAATTGTTGTATAGAGTATCTAGTACCCTTGGTTCTATAGAGATAACTAGAGTACTTAACAGCAGTCCTCTTATCTACGAAACCTTTGAAGTAGTTCTGACCTAATAGATACTCGTCTTCGAAATAACTTAGTAGATCTTTGTCAGTCTGTGTGACATCCCTCGTCTCGAACATATTGTTTAAGAAACGAGTTAAGGATGTATTCTGTGACTCAAAGTCATAGTAGTGTTTTAGAAACGAGACAAACTTCGGATACTCTGCTAGAATATGATCGGGTAAGACGGACTCAACTTGGGGTTCCCGAAGATTGATGTCACGTCTATTCGTGTCTACTAATGTTTTATCTAAGATAGTATTCTTTGGCATTAGTTACTCGCTGTAGTACGCAGACCTTTAGCACTTAGTCTAGTGTTATCGTATTCGAGAATGTATTCTCTATTTGGTACTATCGCACTCTGGTTGGCAGGTATTACGCTCATCTTGATCTCAGTAGATTCGTCTGCTTTGAATCCTACTAGATGCACTATACCTGCTCCGGGAACATAGTATCCTACGTTGTCTATAACAACATCACCTGTACCAGTATCAATGATCTGTAATACTAGACCTTGTTGAACTTCTTGAGTACTAGAGGACGTGGTAGTTATATTATTCTCGCCAAGTGCGGCAGTAGTAACTGTATTAACTTTACCAACAACAACTACGTTCGATGTTAGTGTATCAATCGTTACGATGTTCTTTGTCTCTTTGTTTACTATCTGACAGTTCAATAATCCTTTGGCAGTAGTCTTTTTGAATACCGAAGACGTAATAACCTTCTGATCAATCAGAGGATTAGATATTTGAGTCGGGAAGTCAAAACTGAAGTTACCTTCTACGCCACCAGAGGGGGTGAAACGTTGTTGCATACTAACATCTGCACGAGAAGATAGGATAGCAGGACTCACGTCATCAATCAATGCGAGTAGTTGCGAACGTCTGAATGCTTGTCCGAACTTACCAGTGTTAGTCGTATAGTAACTAGTCATCACGTTTCTTACAGATTCCTGTAAAGCATTGATTGACAAGTTAGTGTAATCTGGGTTATACTGAAAGAACACATTGTTTTCAATAAAAGTTACTACTGGATCTGTATACTTCAATCCAAAGGAGGCAATTGACAATTGATCAACCAACACACGGATGTTGTCTTTAGTTACTTCTTTGAGACTGTCAGTTACGTCTGACTTGAACTTGATAGAGAGGAATGCTATACCATACTCTGGTACTAGGTTATCTTCTCCACCCCACGCAATGATGTCATCAATCAATGCACCGTATGTACGAAGTACTAATGATGCATAGTCAGCATGGGTTACCATTCTGTTCTGTGTGGCATAGCGATAAGGAGAGTTCTTACGAATAGATGCGAGTGACTCTTTGGCAGAACCACCGACTGATCGGTTAGTAGTAGATACGACAGGTAATCGTTCGAGACCGATACCACTTGTGGGTTCAGTTACTTCGATAGTATTAACTGGTTCGAACAATCTTGCACCGTTGGCATTAGAACCATCTACTGATAAGTATTCTATTGTGACCTTAGAACCTGCGGTAGGTACTGCACCTAAAGTAGAACCATTACCGAACGACAACTCATAGTATCCATTAGGTGCTTCCTTGAGGATATAAGCAGGAGTTGTTACGTCAATGTTAGTTGCGACCTCTAGGTTAATGTAAGAGGTAAAGTCACCAGAAGTTGCGCTCTCATATACCTTTACTACAGCAGTAGATCGATCCATGTTTATATCTGGGATTATATACAACGTACCTTCGGCATCTTCACCTGCGAAGAAAGTCTTAGTCTTAGCAATACCTTCGAAGACAGGAATCTCTGTGGATCCCTCTAGTGTTTGGAATTGGAAGAAGTTATTACCATCGTTTGTTGCTTCGATTAACTCTTGAGTCTGGAATGTATATGACGCATCGTTAACAGAAGAGGTAAACTTATAACCAGAAGATACCTGTAATTTCTCAGGTACATCTTCTTGGTCGATACCAATGTTAAAGGATAGGTTGACTGTCGCTTGTGCGGCACTCTTAGACGCAGGAACATAACCCAAAGTCTCTGCGTGTGACACAACACTGGATCTCAACTGTGCAGTATTCAAGAACGATTCGTTCAAGGCAAAGTTGGCAGTCAGTCCATTCATGTGCGTGTTGTATGCCAACACATCAAGAATATTTGAAAGACCTGCCGCTTCAAAGTCGTAGTCTTTAAACTCAGACTGTTGCTGTAAATATGTCTTTAAATTATTCTTTATCGCTGTGAAGTCTAAAGAAGAACTGTGTATTGTTGTTGCCATTATCGTAACCTATTCAGTCGTGTTGTGAACTCTGATTGTTCGCCAGAATTCAATACGTTAAAAACTAATGTTATTGTAAGTGTGTTATCGTCTGGAGACAATACACATCGGATGACCAATTTCTTATGATCGACCCTTGGTTCATACACTCTTACATTCTCTCGGATAGCAATCTTGATCTCACCTACTGTTCCTGCGTCTGCAAGTTCAAACAAATACGAATTAAGATTACATCCAAAGTATGCTTGGAATGGTTTCTCGGTTCGTGCTGTCATTAATAGGTTCTTGAGTGACTGCTTAACTGCCGCCACAGCATTCTTTTTATAAATGTCACCAGTCGGTTTCGCAGAGAAAGACATATCAATGTCTATGTACTCGCGATTGTTTGTAGCGTTTAACGTGACTTGGTTATCAAGTTTACCGTCTTCTACTGAGAATGCTCTTGCCATCTTACTATCCTAAAATTCTTATAGTTCTATTTATACATCTTCTAGAACTTCTGTGAGTTCATCTGCCGATAAAAGCGACCCATTAAAGTTAGTCTGTACTTTACCACCAAATGATACATCAAAAGACTCTGGTACCTTGGGTGTTTCGACTGCAATCTGCGCATTCAGTACACCATTGGGATTCCACATATCGTATTCTAATGAGAGTTTATCATAGTTCATGTAGTCTTTCCAAAACACTGCTAGATCAAACGTTCTCTCATAATCGATCTTTCCGTCTTCTCCCACTACTTTATATACTACCAATCGACCTTCTTGCTTAGTGAGGTTATCACCTGCAACTGTTTCTATTGGGCCACCACGGTAGACACCTTCGGTCACAATCAAACGAACGTCCTTGAACATATCAGTATTACCATTAACACTACGGAACAGTTCTGCGTGGAGGTATAGGTTCCGTGCTAGTTGTTTCCGTTCTGTCTGGTCATTCTGATACTTGGGTACGGTTGTCAAACTACATGGGTTGCCTTTGGTGCCAAGGAACTTAGCAAGTGAAACTCCCGGTGCTAGTTTCGTACTAGACAATATTATGTCTTGGAAGTTAGGGTTGAACTTCTGGTCAGGTAAAACTATCATTTGAATATCTTTCCTCTATGGTCTATTGAGTTACCTAATGCGGTGTATCCGAATGTTGGAGTTGTAGCAGTTCCTTTTGCAACACGACCTATCTTAAATGGTAATGGTGCTTCCCATTGGGCACTTATCACTTCGTTCTGTATTAGTATATCAACGAACTTATTACCTTCTTCATTCGTAATTGTTCGGTTTGCTATATCTCTTAACGTTGATCTAATCTCATCAATGGTTGGATCTTTCTCGAACAACCCTGCATAATCGTCTCGTAATAATAACGAGTTTCTCAATGCATCAAGTGGATCGATGGAAACTGCACGGATAGAAAGATGACCATCAGATAGTATACCCGAAACCGCATCACAAATTGGTACTGGTTTAACAGGGGTAAGACTTTCCATATTGGTAGGTACTTCTGGGGCACCACCACTTGGTTGTCCCGGACTTTCCTTACTTGCTTTCTCGGAAGTCTTGGCATTCTCTGCTTTGTATGCATAGTTAGATTTGATTGCTTCTAGTGCCTGTCCGTGGAATGAACCATAGAAAGATGCACCCGAAGTAAATGGTGTGGCACCCATTGGCCCCATATAGACAGGAGATGTAAACTCAACTGCCTCACCACCAATCACACCCTTCATACCAATCACTGAGAGTTCAGTCGCAGAGATATTACCTTGGAGTGCAGTGATTGCAAACTCTTCTTCGGCAGATACTTGGAAACGGTTACCAGTGAACATTTCGATCTCTGCACCAATCTGGTTTCTCCAGTATCCCTTAACGATATGATTCTCGTTACCTAATACGATACGCGACTCGTGTTCTACTGTCTTCTGGACATGAGTTCCTTTGGTAAGATAGTTTGTGTTCAATCCTACTTCGGTTATGTTGTTCTTTCTTACCTTGGTGTTTTGATTGCCGTTAGTGTTGACGTTGTAGTCACCCCCAACATTGACATTGTAATCTCCAGTAACTTCTAAGTTGAGGTTACCATTATACACCAACTTACCATTA